TCATAACCATCGGCCAAGGGGCCAGCCGGCAGGCCGGTGCGCACCCGATCCAGATACTGCGCCCCTAGATCGGCGGCGGTGGAGGTCAGCACCAGGGGAATCCCCTGTCTGGCCCGATCCAGCCGTTCGTTGAAATGGCTGGCATCGATGCTGGCACGGATCATAGCGGCAAGATCCGGCGATACGGCTGCAAAGCCGCCTTGACCGTATCCGGCAGGTCCTTCAAGGCGAAGGCCGTGGTTTCACCGGCCATGCCCTTCGACGACAGACCGATGCGGTCTTTTTCGCGGTAACGCTGACCCACCAGCTCGATGCAGGCCTGCTCGAGATCGGGCGGGATGGCGGTCAGGCCGGCAGTATAGGTGATCACCACATTGCCGTAGCCGCGGCTGAAGGCGAAGCCGTTCAGTATCAGCATGGTCGGGGTGAAGTAATAGCCAGGCGTCAGCACCGGATCGCCCGCCGGAATCGGGCGATTATCGATCAGTAGGCTGGACACCGCACTGACCGGCGTATTCAGGAACGGCAAGCGGGCGCCGTCCGTGCCGTCACGGGTCTCGATATAGCCCTGGCTGGTGAAATCCCGCGAACACCAGTTGCGGATGAAGCCGCTGGCGGCGGTGATCAGCCAGGACAGCAGCGCATCGTCCTCGGTTTGATCCGGGTCGGTCAGCCCCAGCCAGGCTTTCACCGGGTCGAGAGAGGTCAAATCTCCTGCGGCCATGGCTCAATCCTCCGCGCTTGCAGCGGCTTTCGCCTGGGACTTGCCCGCCGGCACAAAGCCATGGGCGCGCAAGTCCTCGGCCACCTCGTTGGGGACGGAGAAGACGCCCTGCCGATTGGGGCGGTACTCCTTGCCGTCATGCACCACCGAGCTGGCGCCGGTGGTGGAAATGATCCTGGCCATGGGGGCAGGTCTCCTATTTGCCGAAAGAAAAGGCGGCTCCCGAAGGAGCCGCCCCATAGAGCCGAAAATTCGCGTCAGGCTTTAGCCATTCGCAATATTCGTGATGATGCCGAAGGCCGGCGGGAAGTAGTTCTGCAGCACGCCGTCGCAATAGACGCCGTACTCGTAGCGACGGGCCTTCACCGGCCATTCGATCTGGTAATAGTCGCGGCGGCACTTCATCTGCAGCACGCTCGACACGCCCGACAGCGGATAGGGCAGCACCTCGGTGTCGAACAGAATGGTGCCCGCCGGCAGGTTGGGATGCGGCAGGATCTTGATGCTCTGGGCGCCATCCATGCTGAACTTGTTCAGATAGCTGGTGACCAGCTGGCCGCCGGCCAGATTGCCCTGGTCGGCATTCACATTGAACCGCAAGGCGCCGTTGGCGCCGGCCTGCATGACCTTCTTGGTGATATTGATCTGCTCCTGCGAGCTGACCCAGATGATGGTCGGCGACAGGCGGTAATTGTCCCAGAAGGCCTTCAGAGCCGCATCGATCTCGACGATGCCGCCCACACCGTCGGCGGTCAGCGGCGTGCCCTGGCCGGCGGTGCCGGTGGGCATGGTGTAGACATAGCCGTTGCTGCCGGGCTTGATCACCTGGGTCAGCAGGCCGTCGAACACCAGACCGTTGGTCGAGTTGTCGTTGGCGCCCAGCGAGGCGGCGGTCTGGCTGCCGGTGGCGGTGGCGGTGATCACCAGGCTGTTGATGGTGGTGATGGCGCCCAGCACTTCCGAGCCCGCCGCACCCCAGAACCAGGCATAGCCGACCGCCCCCAGCACCGGGGCGACGGTGGCGGTCAGCTTATGGGTGGCGCTGCCGTCATTGGCGGTGGTGATGGCCACTGCTGTCGAGGCTTTGGCGGTGCCGCCGCCATAGGAGTCGCTGGAGCCGTCGGCATTGCTGCGGCTGACCTGACCGCGAACGCCGCCCAGCACCGAAGCGCCCAGATAGCCTTCCAAGGTCAGAGCCGCCACCCGCACCGACACCACGGTGTTGGCCGGCAGCGAACCGCCGGTCGAGCTGTCGGCGACCGACGGGTTGGGAGTGGTGCCCAGAGCGTAAGAGGTGTTGCCGCCCAGGATCACCTTTTCCTCGCCGATCATCAGGGCGCGCAGCAGATTGTTTGCGGCCAGGGCCTTGACGTCGTCGAAGCCGCTGGCGGCCAGGTCGGCCTCGAAGGTCACATAGTCTTCCAGGCCCAGGCCACGGAAGGCGGCCATATAGTCCTGGGTGGCGGTGGCGATGACGCCGCCGCGATTGCCTTCGGACACGCCGACGCCCAGCGAGTTGATGTTGATGCCGGTCACCGCCTTCCAATTGGCCTGCACGCCACGGCCGGTGCCGACGCGGGGAATGCGGTTGCGCAACGGGGTGGTGACCGGGAACAGCTGCAAAGCGCCGGTCTGCAGGTCGTAATAGGTCAGGCCGGAGGTGGCCGACGCGCTCTGGCTATAGGCCTTGTTCAGAGCGTCCTGGGTCAGCGGGCGACGCTGGGACTTCTTGAAGGCGTCCAGGCTGGCCTTGGTGGGATTGGACATAAGCGGATGTCTCCTGATGGGAACATGAAAAAACCCGCTCCAGCGGATGCCGGGCGGGGTCTTGACGGCAGGAGCGCAGGGCCCCCGTCGAAAGGGAATGTTTGGATTTAGAACCTAAAGGTTTTCGGCTGCTGATGGGCCAGCTTGATCAGGGCCAGGGTCTTGGCGTCGCCGTCCTCCATGGTCTCGATGGCCCGCATCTGATCCGACAGGCCGAGCGCGGCGACATCATCGCCCTTCGACACCGCCTTCAGCACCGGACCGCCGGGACGCGGCTGGGATTCCAAGGCCGAAACCCGGGCCTTCAGCTGATCGCGCTCGCCGGACAGACGGCCCAGGCTTTTGCGCAAGGTCTCCAGATCGCGCTGCATCTTCATCAGCCCGCGCGGACGGGCCGAGGCGGCGAAGTCATTGCCGTCCGAACTGCCATCCTCTTCCTGACTGTCATCGAGATAGGTCGCCACCAGATCAGCGCCTTCTTCCAGCCAGTCGCGCAGATCGTCGGCGATCGGACGGCCATTGACCGACCAGTCCTCGACCCAGTCGCCGCCGTCCAGCCAGTCCAGCGACGCCAGCAGCTCGGCCAGATGCTCGCGGCTGTAAGTGGCCGGCTGGCCGTCGCCATCTTCGTCGCTATCGACAGCCGCATCATCATCGGCGTCGGGGTCGGCACCATCATCGGCAAACGGCACCTCGACCTCGGCGCCGTCGACCTTGACCATGGTGAAGCTGGCGGACGGAATGCAGGGCAAATCGACGATAGAGATTTCGGACGGCTCGGCGGTATAGCGGGTGTAAGCCCCGTCGCGCCAGCGCTTGATATAGCGCCCACCCGGCGAGAAGCCGGTATAGACGCCCTGCTCGACCTTCTGCCATTCGGCGTCATCGACGATGCGGGCAACCAGCTGGATGCAGCGGGCCTCGTCGTCGAACTGGATGCTTTCCAGCTTGCCGGCGGCGACGGCGCCATGCATGGCGCGGACATTGCCCAGGCTCTTGCCGTCGGTGGCTTTGCGCACGCTGCGCGACCAGGTCTGGAAATGCCGCTTCGAGGATTTGTAGTCAAAGACCTCGCCGGCGCGATCAGGCGTCTCGTCGATCTGGCCGTAGACCATCCGCTGGGCGGCGTCCACTTTGCGCAAGGGGATGAACAGGCTCATGAAGTCTTTCCTTTGGTTGAGACAACAAAAAACCCTCCAACCCGGCAGGGCGGAGGGAACGGTTTAGAGCAAATGATGTCATACCTCATCTCGTTGATCGGGACCGATCAACGAAGCCCCTCAGTCGGCGGGCGGGAGTCTGTGGGCTTCGCCCATCCGTCTGCGACGGACCGCCCTGTCGGGCGTCGATCTCCGCTGACGCTGCGATTCCCGAAACCCTTGCCTTTCGCGGCATCAGCCGCGCGTCGCCTTGCTCCTAACCGGCGTTGCGACGAGTTCTTCTCATCGCAACTTGGTATCAGAGGGCGAGAGGCGAACTCAGGCCGGTCAGACCGCAACCCAGCCGATTTCGGCTTTCAATTCCTCGAAACAAGGGACACAGACCCAATGATAATAGGGGCCATGCGGATCGCTTTCGGTGGTGGCATAGCCCTCGGGCAGACTATCCTTGAAAGGCCGATCAGACAGTTTCACGCCACAAGCGAGGCAATGGTCATGATCCCAATCGGGGTCCAGGCTTTTCCAGGCGCTGAAGCGCAAAGCTGCGCCGCGAAGACGCTCGACCTGATCCAACCGCCAATCTGACATCGTCACCCCTGGTCGCAATTCGGGCACAGACGCATTGTCAAATTTTTCCCGAGCGGAGTCAAGAACAAAAATAGAACACCTGGTTTTTTTCTGGCTGGCCGATCTGGTCGGGTGTCCAGGCCTCGGGCACGCCGATCAGGGCTTCGGGGACATTGCCCTCGGTATAATACTGCAGCTGATGCATCTGGCGGCGGAGAGCGATGTTGACCGTCATCACCACCTGCTCGACCGGTGAGTAACCATAGACCCGGTGCGAACGAACATTGCGCGGCAGGTAATAAAGCTCGTCGGCCTTGTAATCTACCGCCGGCAGGCCTTTCAGGATCTGCTGATGGCGGGATAGGGCGGCTCGGGCGTGCGGCCCCGGTCGTCGAGAACCCGCTTGATGGTGGCGCCGTCGATGGGCTCCAGCGCCAGCAGGCGGCCGGCGAGGTCGCGCAGCGCTTAAGTTTTATTTTGAGTTATTCTCAACATACTCATCAACAACATGCCGCACAACCGCATACACCGGAATCACAAGGGTTTTTCCACCTCTTGTTATGAAAAAATACGGCCCGCCCAAGAGAGCGTCTTTTTCATCTCCCGTCTCACTGTATTTTTTCCCGAGAGGGGAGACAAGCCATCCATTTTGATACTCGTGAATGCAATCCTCTCGCAACACAAGATCTGTTCCCGTTTTTTCCTGAAAATCTTCAACGACTTTCTTAGCCACAACAATGGCCTGCTCTTTAGTTTGCACATCCATGGCACTGACACCTTCTCCGAAAACAAAAACAACAACACAGATCAGGAATATGAGTATTTTCCTCATAAGTCACCGCCTTGGAACAAGTTTTCCGATACGAACAACCGTCTTGGGGCCCATATCATAACGGCGTATTGCCGACTTTGCATTCGTCAAGACGCCAACACCATCACCCCAGTCCTGGCCCTCTAAAAATCCTACGACTCCATGATCGTTATATACGGTCACAATGTGACCGACCAAATTTCCGTCTTCATCCTTTACCATCACAGTCATAAGCGCCGTTGCGCCGTCCCCGCTATTTTTCACCCAATCATACACACCCTGAATCCCTCCTTTGGCGACATTCATGTCTACATCAAATATTTTTTCAGCATCATGTACGCCGATCATGGGACCATTTTCGGCGTAGGCATCTACATTACTGCCATTTAGTCTAGCCACAACCGCCGTCGCGATCTGCACACAATTATCGTGCCCATTCTCAGGATTCACACCAGCCACAGCCTGCTGCATTTTTTCCGTTGGCTTATTGTCTGATGCTCTTGGTAAAGGAGGGGGCATATTTCCTTCGATTTTATTGCCGCCACCAAGTTTACCATCATCTACCCCGGCATCGTCTCCACTGGTCCAGCGCCCGTGATCGTCTCTGGGCTGATCCTCGCTATACTTCCCGAAAGGGCGGCCGGCATTGGCCGCACCTCCCTTGCCTTCCGCCCCCAGGCCTAAGCTGGCCCGCACCTCGGCAGCGGTCAGCACGCCGGCGGCCAGATAGACCTGGGCGATCTTGGCTTGCGTTAAGGGATCGACCTCGTTGGCTTCCTGCCAGGCGAACTCCAGGTCGCCCCAGCCGAAGCCTTCGCGCAAGGCGCGGTCCACCAGTTCCTTCACCCAGCGCATCAAAGGCAGCAGGCCCTCTTGCAGGGCTTGATCATGGGCGGTTTCGGCGGTGGCGCGGTTCATCGCCTTGACCAGAGCCTGCGGCGAGATCGAGAAGGCGAAACAGACGATGCGGGCCAGCCACTCGTCGTAATCGTCCTTCAGCCCGGCTTCCTTGGTCTGCACGAACGACTTCGAAATGGTGGCGGGCACGAAGCGGGCATGGCGGCGCTGGGCCGAATCTCCCTCCAGCAGCGCATCCCAATAGGCCTGGAACTGGCCGATCTGGTCGGGAGTCCAAGTCTCGGGCACGCCGATCAGGGCTTCCGGGACATTGCCCTCGGTATAATACTGCAGCTGATGCATCTGGCGGCGCAGGGCGATGTTGACCGTCATCACCACCTGCTCGACCGGGCTATAGCCATAGACCCGGTGCGAGCGGACATTGCGCGGCAGATAGTAAAGCTCGTCGGCTTTGTAATCCACCGCCGGCAGGCCTTTCAGTATCTGCTGATAGGCGGGATAGGGCGGTTGCCCCACCAATTAGATTTTACACTTTTGCCTCAGAATGCATCTTCCTTTGCGCCTCATTCAGCACGGAATGACTGAAATCACACTCCCTCTTTGAGACAGGAAAATGCGTCCGTCTATCTTCATATTCGTAGAACAATGTCCCATGCAATCCCACTATGTCCTGCTTGCGAATTGGCCTCTCCCATATTTTCTGAAGAATTTTCCCAGCCGCATGATGACCGACTCTTGCTGCGAAATCTTCCGCATATTCTATATCCTGCCTATCACCAGGAAATAGAACTGAAAACTCCTTATCAGTCACCTGATATATTGGAAAAATGCAGTTTTCAGCCCTATCAATAACTTGGATATTCTTCATTTTTGACCTCCCGACTTCTTTGGCCTTACATTCTTGTGATTTCGACCAGTCTTACCATCTTGTACATCCCAATGAGGGCCACCGTGCCCGTCTGCCCCTGACGGCACCCAGACATCACCGTCTTTATCAGGCCAGCCATAGCCGCGACCATTTGGCGCAGCCACCTTTTTGCCATCCCAATTCTTTGGCGGAAAGTAGCCATCTTCATCCGTCGGTTTTCCGGGCACACTAAAAACAGCGCCATCAGGCACCTCCTCTCCATACACTGACGATGAGGAAGGATGCCCATCAAATGTTTCATCAATTCTGCGCCCTATTTCACGGCCGATAAGACCGCCTGCTGTCGCACCAAGCGCTACCTCCTCAGGGGTGGCAAGGATATTCAAACCGCCTGTCCCCACATCAGCCACAACTGACCCCACCACAGCAGCACCACCACCGACGACGGCACCAACAGCGCCACCAACCGCAGCACCGCTACTCAGCGGTTTCAAGACATTGCCAACACGAGTTGCTTCCGAAGCAACAGCAGCCTCCCCCTCTGCTACCCAGCGCCCAAAAGCATCACGGGCCTGATTAATATCAAATTTCCCGAAAGGGCGACCGGCATTGGCCGCACCTCCCTTTCCTTCCGCCCCCAGGCCTAAGCTGGCCCGCACTTCGGCAGGGGTCAGCACGCCGGCGGCCAGATAGACCTGGGCGATCTTGGCCTGGGTCAGCGGATCGACCTCGTTGGCTTCCTGCCAGGCGAACTCCAGGTCGCCCCAGCCGAAGCCTTCGCGCAGGGCGCGGTCCACCAGTTCCTTGACCCAGCGCATCAAGGGCAGCAGGCCCTCTTGCAGGGCTTGGTCATGGGCGGTTTCGGCGGTGGCGCGGTTCATCGCCTTGACCAGAGCCTGCGGCGAGATCGAGAAGGCGAAACAGACGATGCGGGCCAGCCACTCGTCGTAATCATCCTTCAGCCCGGCATCCTTGGTCTGCACGAACGACTTCGAGATGGTGGCGGGCACGAAGCGGGCATGGCGGCGCTGGGCCGTATCACCCTCCAGCAGCGCATCCCAATAGGACTGGAACTGGCCGATCTGGTCGGGTGTCCAGGCCTCGGGCACACCGATCAGGGCTTCCGGGACATTGCCCTCGGTATAATACTGCAGCTGATGCATCTGACGACGGAGCGCGATGTTGACCGTCATCACCACCTGCTCGACCGGGCTGTAGCCATAGACCCGGTGCGAACGGACATTGCGCGGCAGGTAATAAAGCTCGTCGGCCTTGTAATCCACCGCCGGCAGACCTTTCAGGATCTGCTGATAGGCGGGATAGGGCGGCTCGGGCGTGCGGCCCCGGTCGTCCAAGACCCGCTTGATGGGCGGCTCAAGTGCTTGCGGAAAAGTCTTACATCTTTAGAACCGCCTCAAAATCCTCAATCACCCGATGAAGTTCATCATGAGTGATACCCACACGATTCCTAAGATGCCTTCCCTTTAATACTCCTCCTACAATTGGAGCAACTTTTAGAAGTGTTTTTATTTCAGCAAGAGATAGATACATCTCCCTCGCCTCATCACACCTCTCGCCAAACGAAGCCAATAAGCCTCTAGCGACATCTCCCTCCCGTCCGCTCACGTCAAATAGATCCCCAGGATTGAAGCCATGAAGCACCTCATTCATGATATTGTTCAGACAGCAATATTCACTCGATGAAGCTAGCAGCAGAACTCTGTCATTTAGCAAACTTACTTTCATGACACACCTCACTTCATGTTTTTGAAATACAGATATCCATCTGGCGGCTTGTATGCCGAGCCACCATCAGAGTCTTTTGGATTGACGATAACAACAATATTTTCATCTTTATTGTAATAGGCAACCCTTCCTTCTGGCAGTCGCCGAATAGCCGTTGGGCGTCGAATCGTGTCGTTGATTTCAGCTTCCATCAAAGGCGAGCCAGGGTCCCCTCCAAACTCATCTTCATGTTTTTCACGAGCATGCCCGTTGGCAATAGCATGCGCGACTTCGTCAACTTTATCATCGTATGCATCCCGAACTTCCTGAATTTCATCTTTCGTCGGCTCTCGACAAGAGCTCCCATCGTCCTGACGACTCTGCAAGAGAGGATTTTGCGGATCAATTTCCCTGAGCTTCGCCCTGGCCGCCTCCATTTGGTCTTGAGGATAACGACCACCACTGCCTTCCCATTCAGCCTCACGGGCAGCTCTTTCCATTTGCCTGAAACGTGCCTCCTGAAGTTCATCCCGCATTTCCTCAACTTCCTCGGATGACGGTTCCCAGTCGGGAGATGTCGCCCTGGAAAGCCTGGAGTTATTTGGCTCGATCTGCCTCAACTCCGCTTCGAGATTGTAATAAGTTTCAGAGTCAGCGGTTTCGTTGAGACTTTCCGGCACGCCTCGGCGTGAAACCTCTTCATCATCTTCCACTCCACCAGCCGTCAGAATCACCCTATAGCGCCCACTCCCGCCCCGGTTCTCCAGCGTCTGGGCGGAAGCGTCACCAGTATTGTCGGCGGTAGTGAAGCGTCCGCGCGCATCGTGATAGGGGTTGCCGCCCCGACCACCTCCCGACAAATCAGGCGGCAGGACCAGTTTCCCGAAAGGGCGACCGGCGTTCGCCGCACCTCCCTTTCCTTCCGCCCCCAGGCCTAAGCCGGCCCGCACTTCGGCAGGGGTCAGCACGCCGGCGGCCAGATAGACCTGGGCGATTTTGGCCTGGGTCAGCGGATCGACCTCGTTGGCTTCCTGCCAGGCGAATTCCAGATCGCCCCAGCCGAAGCCTTCGCGCAAGGCGCGGTCCACCAGCTCCTTCACCCAGCGCATCAGCGGCAGCAGGCCCTCTTGCAGGGCTTGGTCATGGGCGGTTTCGGCGGTGGCGCGGTTCATCGCCTTGACCAGGGCCTGCGGCGAGATCGAGAAGGCGAAACAGACGATGCGGGCCAGCCACTCGTCGTAATCATCCTTCAGCCCGGCATCCTTGGTCTGCACGAACGACTTCGAGATGGTGGCGGGCACGAAGCGGGCATGGCGGCGCTGGGCCGTATCACCCTCCAGCAGCGCATCCCAATAGGACTGGAACTGGCCGATCTGATCGGGAGTCCAGGCCTCGGGCACGCCGATCAGGGCTTCGGGGACATTGCCCTCGGTGTAGTACTGCAGCTGATGCATCTGACGACGGAGCGCGATGTTGACCGTCATCACCACCTGCTCGACCGGGCTGTAGCCATAGACCCGGTGCGAACGGACATTGCGCGGCAGGTAATAAAGCTCGTCGGCCTTGTAATCCACCGCCGGCAGACCTTTCAGGATCTGCTGATAGGCGGGATAGGGCGGCTCGGGCGTGCGGCCCCGATCGTCCAAGACCCGCTTGATGGTGGCGCCGTCGATGGGCTCCAGCGCCAGCAGCCGGCCGGCGAGGTCGCGGCGGGGATAGACGGTGGCGGCGTCGATCACCAGCATATCCTCGACCAGCATGCGCAGCCAGGAATCCCAGCCATGCTCGCGGTCGGGGCGGGCGAAGAACTCGCTGGCCTGGGCAATGCGCGGATCGTCATGGCCGGTGCGGGGATGACCGTCGGTGCCGATGCGCGGACGGATGATCCAGCCCAGCTTGGCGATCTGGTCCTTGCGGGTTTCGATGGCCAGACGCATCAGGTCATAGGCGTCGGCCAGACCCCGCAGCTGCTCGAAGGTGATGGGCTCGGACTGCCGGGGCTGGGTGACCAGATTATAGCCGGATGGATAGTCGAACTGCCGGCCGATCACCTGCTGCGCCGAGGGCGGCAGGGGGTCCATGGGGCCGAACCAGTCGTCGGGAGCCTTGCCGCCGACGACCCAGCGCAGCCCTTGGGCCACGCGGGTCAGAATCCCGGGTTCGATGTCGATGCCGCCGTCACGCGCCATGGGATGGTCTCCTTTACGTCTGCATGAGGGCGCGGCCATAAAAATCGATCAGGCCGCCGCCCGTCTGTTGAAACAGGTTGAACGCCCCGCTGGCTGCGTCGGCGTCGTCGTCGTGAAGGGCTTCGGGGAAGCCCTCCAGGGATGAAAGAAAGTCTTCGGTCCAAGGCGCTTTCAGGATGCTGACATTGCCCGCCCGCGCCTGGGCCGAGAACGGGCCGAAGCGGGTGACCTTGTCGCCGCTTTCCGGGCTGGCGGTGGCGGTAAAGCCCTCCAACTGGCGCACCAGATAGGCTGCCTGCGCCTTGCCGGCCTGACCGGGGTCCTGGGGCAGGCCGATGCTGACCGACCGTCCATCCAGGGCGGCGGTGGTTTTCAGCAGTTGTTCAACCTCGCCGGGATTGCCGCGGAACCGCTGAACATCGGCAATCCAATAGCGGCCCTGATCGTCGCGCCCCATCTTCACCCCCACCGTCCAGTCGGGATCGTTGGAGGCGGTCTTGGGCGTGGCCGCCAAGTCCCAATAGCGCACCAGCTTGAGACTGGCCGGCAGCGCCTCGACCAGCGGGCACCAGGCCCGGTGGAAATAGAGCCCTGCCGCCGGTCTGATCTTCCAATTGCCCGACAAAAGCCGTTCGCGCTCCACCGTCGGCAGGGCCAGCAGATTGGCGCGATAGCCGGGATCGGCCATGGTCAGGGCCGGATTGTCCTCCAGCCGGGCCGGAACGAAGGTCACGGACTTGGGCGGCAGGCCGGGATGACGCGCCTCCAGCTCGGCGGGATCGTCGGCCCAATCCAAACGGTCGCCCGCCCGCACGAACCAGCGAAGCTTGCCGGCCCGATCCGGGATCGGCAGGCCAGTCTCGGGCGCGATCCACCAGCCGATGAACTCGGCCACCCAGCTGTCGGCATCCGGGTTGGTGGTGGCCCGCACATAGGGACGCACGCCGCTCAAGGAGCGATTGCGCGACAGCATGTAGAAGAATTGCGTGCGGCTGAAATGGGTCAGCTCGTCGAAGCAAAGCAGCGGGATCTGCGCGCCCTGCCAGTCGAACACCGTGCGCTCATGCTCCAGATGACCGAAGCGGACGCGGGCCCCCGAGGGGAACTGCCATTCCAGGCTTTGGGTCTTGGCCTTGCCGCCCAGCGGGGCATAGAGCTTGGCGCTTTCGTCCCACAGGCCGCCGGGGTTTTTCACCTGGGTCAGAGTGCGGCGGAAGATCACTGTGGCGAAGTCTTCCCGCCCGGAATGGCGCAAGGGCTCCAGCAGCAGCGCCCAGCTTTTGCCGCCGCCCGCCCCGCCGCCATAAATGGCGATGTCTGCCGGGCTTTTCAGGAACATCTCCTGCGGCCCGGCTTGCGGTTCAAGAACAGCCATAGTTACCGCCCATTGTCAGGCAGGCGATAGACCACCAGTTCGGCCTGGGGCGTCTCGTCTGATGTGCCAGCAGCCGCCTTGCCCTCTTCGCCGGCTTTGGACAGGGCCAAGCGCAGCCGGGCGATGGTGGCGGCCAGTCGGACATTGCGGGCGAAGGCGGCGTCTTTCTTGTCTTCGGGCACGGCTTCCTCTTCGGCAAGGTGGACCGCCAGCGCGCGCCGCAGGGCGGCGTCCTGCAGCAGCTCAAGATGCTGCAGCGGATCGACGGGCGGCGGGATGGAGGGGAGCGAAGACATCGCGCCGCCCGGCTCCGCCCCGGTCGCATCGCCGGCGGCCCGCCTTGCCGAAGAGGAGGATGGATCACCATGCAGCCGGCAGAAGCCCCCTTCGGGCGAGGCGGGATTGCGGCAGGCATGGCCGCGACGCGTCGCCGCGCCGCAGAAGGCTTTCCGCTTCTGGGTCGTCATGATCAGTCCGTTTCAGGTGATGTTGAGCCAATGAAAAAGCCCCGGCCTGAGCAGGCGCGGGGCTGATGGGATGGGCAGAAGAGTTGTGTTACTGTCTTGGATTCTCAGAAAAGAACTGAATTAAATACTCCTTGGGAATGCGAACAATGTTGGATGTCTCGTGATAATATGGCCCCGTCCTGACATAAAAACAAAGATCGCGAGGCTCCGCCCGAAGATCATAGCTAGAAATATTGTTCCCAGAACCACTGCCCTCATGCCGACTTTGATGAGAAATATATATTCCCGCATGATATCTGTAGGGTGGAGGAGACAGGTTATCGAAAACATCACCACCGGCCCTCACCCATTTCCCGGAAAATCGATAAACATCTGAACCCGAAAGCCCCTCAACCTCTTTATTTTTCATGTCACAAAAATAAGCCCCCACAACAACTATCGACGCCCCAAGATTTTCATCAAGATAATTGTGATTAGTCTGGAATTCCAGATCAACCAACTCCCCCCCATTGGCTCGAATGATACGGACCATCGTTCGCATGCAGGGCCACGAATTTCACGTCACCCGGCACCTCAATCGGCGATGTGCAGGCGGATAGGAAAAGAATAGAGGCAACACAAAGCCATCGCATAAGCTTAACCTCTTATGAGAATGAACATCGACAGGTCTAGGCGACCTCT